GAGGAGCCGGTCCGGGCCGGGTGGCAGGAGGCCCGCGACGATCGCGATGGCGCCCGCCGCGTAGGCCCCCGTCGGTCGGTACACGCCGAGCCCGGCGTCGCGCAGGAGCTGGGCGAGGCCGTCGATGAGGTCGTCCGTCCAGCTCACCGCAGGGCCCGCCGGATCTGCGCGGCGACGAGTTCGAGGGCGACGTCGGCCTCGTCTTGGGCGGGCTGTTCCAAGTACTTCGCCTGCCGGCCGGGGAGGTGTTGGTACGTCAGCTCTTCGTGCTGTTCGACAGCGCACCTAGTAGGGGGTGTCATACGACACCGCCCCAACCAGCCTCCCTTCATCCACGCTCGCGGTGCCGGACCGCGCGAGGGTGGCCTCGTCGAGCGGCACGATCTTGTCCGCCTCGCCGAGGATGTGCTCGGCTCCGTAGAGGAGGCCGCGGGCTGCGGCCGGCCTGGTTGCGGCCGTGACCGCAGTGCCGTTCCAGGTGACACGGGCACGCGTCATGCCAGCACCACCCTCGTATTGCTGGGCACGGCCGCGATGCCGATGCCTGCTCGCTCGACCGTGATGACGGTGGTGACCCGGCCGCCGGGCAGTGTCACGCGTGAGCCCGGCGGCGGGTCGTGGTCGGGTGGGGTGATGTACGAGGCCGACGACGTGACCTCGCGGCCGTCGGGTGCGCGGACGAGCGTCGTCACCTGGTCAAGGAGGCAGGCGACCGTCGCGGCCGAGCCGTACACGGGGCCGTGCGAGCCCTCCCCGAGGTACGGCTCCACCGTGACCCGGTGGACGAGGAGCAGGTCGGGGAGCGCCACCATCAGCAGCCCCCCGTCGTGACCACGCCGAGCCGGAACTGCTCGGCGGGGAGTGCGAGGAGGACGTCGAGCGCGGCCTCAGGGAGTGCCGTCCCGGACGTGACCGGGTCGGCCGTGGCCCGGGATAGCGAGACGGACCCGGCGCTGACGGAGTCCCAGCCCCCGCCGGCGCCGGTCCCGCTGTCGCCCGACTCCAGCCGGTACTCGACGAGCGCGCAGGTTGCGTCCGCGAACGCCTGCGCGACCTCGGCGTCGGTTGGTAGGCCCGACGCGTTGACGTCGTACACGGACGTCAGGAGCACCCGACGCAGCCGAGCCGACGCCCGCTCGATCTGCCGCTCGGCGTCGTCCGGCATGGGGATCGCCGGCGGGAGCCACGCCTCCAGGTCGGCGGCGGTGGCGTAGACGAGAGGCATGACGCTCCCTCCGTCAGGTCACGATGACGAGCGGGACCGGGCGCTTGAACGCGGGGCTCGCGATCGTCGCCGGGGCGGTCGTCGTCAGGCTGGAGCCGGACGTCTGCCCCAAGTTGCCCTCGCTGGCCAGGACCGGCTTCGCGCCGACGGTGCCCACCAGACTCGGCGGCGTGGTCGCGGTGACGTTGATCGCCGCGTAGTAGATGCCGCTCTTCGTGATCCGCTGTGCGGTCGCGAGCGGCAACGTCTTGGCGGTATCCGCGGCCCAGGCCGTGGTGGTCTGGTCGGCGGTCTGCGCGAGGAGCGTGCCAGCGCCGTTGTACAGGGCGAACCAGTACGCGGTCGGCGTACCGGCGGCAGTCCCGGCCGACACGAACGTGAGGTTCGTGACGAGGTCGCCGTCGTTGAGGTAGATCGCGGCCGAAGTCATGACGCCGCTCGCGAGCGCCGCGACGTCGTCGAGGCCGATGCGCGGCAGGTTCGCCCGGTGGAACACGGCCTCCGGGTCGGGGCGGCCGGCCGAGTTGAGCCAGCCGAGATCGTTGCGGACGAGGCCGCGGTATGCGCCGAGGACGGTCATGCCGTGGATCCCTTCGGGTCGGTGGCGGCCGGTGCCTCGGCCGGGGTGGGCTGCTTGGCGGCAAGGACCGCGTCGCGCTGCTTGACGATCCCCGCGCGCTTCTGGCCGGCGGCCTCGGCGTCGAGGACGCGTTCGGCCTCGGCGTGGTCGGCACCGTCGAGGTGCGCGAGGACGTCGGCGACCGAGTGCTTGGCCGGGTCGAACGGACCCGGGGACAGGCCGCCGGTCTGGGCGATGCTGCCGCTGGGGGTGGCCGGGGGCGGGGTGACGAGGTCGGTCACCATCTCCTCGAGACTCTGCTCGGGCGCCTCGGATACGCCGTAGCCGCCGCGGCGGAAGTACGCCAGGGCCGCCCTGTCGGAGTCGCCGGAATCGGTGACGAAGCCGGTGCCGGTCTTGAACGCGACTCCGGCCACCTCGCCGGTGAAGGTCCTGACGGGCGCTTCGATCTGGTAGCGGGTCATGGTGATCAGCTCACCTTCACGTTGCGCAGGACGCCGCAGGACTTGGTGTTGCGCAGGACGGCGCCCACCGGGCCCATCTCGACTTCGCCCGTCTTGACCGCCCCGGCCTGGTTGAAATCGGGCAGCCACGTCTGGACGAGCGGCTTGCCCGCCATCGCCGCCCCGTGGAACGAGTCCAGGCCGAAGCTCACGGCGTAGATGTCGGTCAGGCCGGTGATGACCCCGCCGCCGCCGGCACCGTCGGTGTCCGCCGCGCGGATCGGGATGATCGGCGCCGAGCCGTCGACACGGTCGCCCAGGTCGACGAGGACCCACGGACCGTACATGTCGACCTGGCGGCCGAGGTCGTCGCGCGTCGAGCTGAACTGCGCGGCGCGCCGGGCCAGGCTCTTGATGCGGGCGATCGACTTGGTGTTGCCGAGGAGCGCCTTGACGCCCGGAGGCAGGGAGCCGGTCGCGCCGCCGTCGCCCGAGCCGGTCTGCGACGCGACGATCCGGGCGAGGAAGTCGTCGAGCGCGTCGAACGCGCCCATCGCGAGGTCCTCGGTGGTGATCGCCGCCGGGCTCCAGTTGATGTAGCCGGTGGAGACGCCCTCGTTGATCGGCAGGTACTCGGTCGACTGCCCGACGAGGCTCTTGTCGAGGCCGTCGAATCCGGCGTCGTCGACCGCGACGTCGCCCAGGATCAGCTCCTGCTGGAAGCGCGTGCGCACCGAGGTGAGCTTCTGCGCCATCTGGAACATGATCTCGTTGGTCGCCGCCTGGCCCAGGATGGACAGCGAGCGGTCCACGTTGA